TAAAACGCTAACAGTTCTTAGCGATACATTAAAGATTGTTGAAGAAAGATATGATAAAAAAATAAATCTGCTAGAACTTGACATGGATGATAAAAATGTTTATCAAATGCTTTCAGATGGATATACAAAAGGTGTATTTCAATGTGAAGCAACTCCATACACAAACCTTCTTGTAAAGATGGGTGTTAAAAATTTAGATGAACTTGCAGCATCAAATGCTCTTGTCCGTCCAGGTGCAATGAATACTATTGGTAAAGACTATGTTGCTCGTAAGCATGGAAAACAAAACATTAATTATTTGCACCAAGTTATGAAACCAATTACAGAAGATACATATGGATGCGTATTGTATCAAGAGCAGGTTATGCTTGCCTGTGTTGAACTTGGTGGCATGACTATGGCAGAAGCAGATAAAGTTCGTAAGATTATTGGAAAGAAAAAGGATGCGAGGGAGTTTGATGCTTTTAGAGATCAGTTCGTTGCTGGTGCTTCTCGGTTTGTTTCTCCTAATCAGGCGAAAGATCTCTGGCATGATTTTGAAGCGCATGCTGGATATTCATTCAACAAATCACACGCAGTAGCATATTCTACACTTTCATATTGGACAGCATGGTTAAAATACCACTATCCACTTGAATTCATGTATTCAATTTTAAAGAACGAAAAAGATAAAGATGCAAGAACAGAATATTTGATTGAAGCAAAGCGTATGGGTATTCCAATTAAATTGCCACATATTAATGAATCAGATTTAGATTTTAAGATTGAAGGCAAGGGTATTCGATTTGGATTAACTGGAATTAAGTATATTTCTGATAATATTGCCACAAAATATATTGCATCAAGACCATTCAGTTCGTACAAAGAAGTTGAAGAGTTTACATTTACAAAGGGTAATGGAGTAAACAGTAGAGCGTTACAAGCAATGAAATGCATTGGTGCACTTAACTTTAAAGATAATCCAACTGATGATAACGAAGTAAGACAAAATTTATATGAATATTTAAATCTTCCTGAATTTAATATATCTATTCCACAACATTATTATGCATATATTAATGATGTAGAAGAGTTTGAAGAAAAGGGATCCTTTGTTTTAATGGGTATGGTAAAATCTATTAAGCGAGGAAAAGGTTGGTCAAGAGTAGAACTTTTAGATAAAACTGGGTCGGTTGGAATATTTGATGAAGAACAAACAACAATTGAAACTGGAAAAACTTATCTAATGCTGGCATCTGATAACAGAATTATTTCTGCCACACCAGTTGATGAAATTAAAGAAACAAAAAATGCTTTAGTAAAGTTTTTAAATTATAAGATGATTCCATACAAAGAAGACGAACATTTTGTTGTTGCATTTAAACCAAGAATAACAAAGACTGGTAAAAAGATGGCATCGCTAACTTTAGCAGATTCAGGAAGAGGGCTACACTCTGTTACTGTATTTCCAACATCTTTTGCTAAAGCATATATGAATGTTCAAGAGGGCGGAGTTTATAAGTTTTCCTTTGGAAAAACAAAAGACGGTACAGTGATAATGGAGGATGTAGTAAATGTTTGATGAACTATCAGAAGAATTGCATACAACTGCACAGGCAAAAAGATTTTGGCCAGAAAAGGCTGATGATATTTTTATTGCAAAACAATGTATGATGATTGTTTCAGAGGTAACAGAAGTTATGGAAGCAGTTAGAAAAAATAAAGGTGAAGAAGAAATCACTAAAGAAATTGCAGATATATTGATTAGAACATTTGATTTATATGCTGGAATGAAAAAAAATGGATATACGTCATTATCCTTAGACCAATCATTTGAAGAAAAAACACAATTTAATAAAACTAGACCAGAAAAACATGGAGTACGATTTTAATGACAGTAACAATTGAAGAAGTATTAGCACAACTTAATCCTAAGTTGCGTAAGCAGGTTATGTCTGGTGATAATGTGCCAGCAACAGAATATGCAGCAACTCCTAGTTATGGCCTTAATAGGGCCTTAAATGGTGGTCTGCCTTATGGTAGACAAGTATTGATATGGGGATCTAAGTCTTCTGCAAAGTCTTCTTTATGCCTTCAGACAATTGCTTTAGCACAAAAAGAAGGTAAGGTTTGTGCTTGGATTGATGCAGAGATGTCATATGATAAGTCTTGGGCAGAAAAACTTGGAGTAGATACTTCTAAACTTATTGTTTCTCAGGCTAGAACAATTAATGATATGGTTGAAATAGGAGTAGATCTTATGCAAGCAGGAGTTGATCTTGTTGTTGTAGATTCTATTACATCCTTGCTACCTGCAATTTATTTTGAAAAAGATACAGATGAACTAAAACAACTTGAGAATACAAAGCAGATTGGTGCAGAGTCTAGAGATTTTTCAAATGCTTGGAAAATGATTAACTATGCAAACAATAAAGTAAAGCCAACATTATTTATTTTGATTTCTCAGTCTAGAAATAATATTAATGCAATGTACACAAGTCAGCAGCCTACTGGTGGACAGGCTACAAAGTTTTATTCATCTACAGTTATTAAGTTATTTTCATCAGAATCAGATAACCAAGCAATTAAGGGAAAGATTCATGTTGGAGATAAATTGATTGAAGAAAAAGTTGGACGAAAAGTAAGATGGGAAGTTCAATTCTCTAAAACATCTCCAGCATTTCAGTCTGGAGAGTATGACTTTTATTTTAGAGGGGATGAGGTTGGTGTAGACTCTATTGGAGACTTGGTCGATACTGCAGAAAGTCTAGGGCTAATTAACAGAACTGGTGCATGGTATCAACTTGAAGATGGGACTAAGGTTCAGGGTAGAGATGCACTTGTTGATCGGTTTAGAGAAGATCTTGATCTACAAGATATGATAAAGAATAAAATATCCAATGTCTGAAAAATTTATTATTTTCCCTGGAAAATTTATTTGTCATAAGTGTAAAGCAGATGTATTATCGTCAAGACTTTGGTCTGAAACAAAAGATTTAACATGGATGTGTGATAAAAAACACATATCAAAAGTTAACTTGTTACCAAAATCTAGAAAAGATTATGAAAATGAGTGAAAGATCAGAGTCAAAAAGAATAGGTGCAAAACAGCATAAAAATTCTGGAAGAAATACAAAAAAGGGTGACGCTACTTGGAACAACTTTACAGTAGATTTTAAAGAATGCTCAAAATCATTTACTTTAAATCAAGATGTTTGGGCAAAAGCAGTTACAGATGCAATTAAAAATGGTAATGACCCAGCAGTAATAGTTGTTCTTGGAGAAGGAAATAAAAAAGTAAGGCTTGCAATAATAGAAGTAGAATTATTAGATCAATATTTTGGTGGTGTATAATATAATTATGTATTACAAAAATTTAAAAAACTTTGTTATTGATGATGTTTTAACTGAAGATGAAAAACTATACATATATCAAAAAATTAAACAAGCATCTGATTCAAACACTAAAAAAATAGTTGCAACTCTTGGTCATACAACATATTTTTTTGATGTTGATGAAGAATTTAAAAATAGTTTAGTTCAAAAAATTCAAAAGTATTTTGATGATGAACTTGTTATTACAGAATTATCTGCAGCAAGGTATCATAATTCTAGTGGATTTATACCAAAACTACATCCACATTACGATGGGTTTGCTGAGTCAAGAGTAACTTTTGATATTCAATTAGATTCTACAGTTGATTGGCCCATTGTTATAGAAGACAGAGAATTTACTCTAAAAAATAATCAAGCCTTAATATTTTCTGGAACAGATCAAATTCACTGGAGAGTAATAAAACAATTATCTGATAGTGATTATACTGATATGGTATTTATTCATCTAAGTAGAAAAAATAATAATGAAAAAATATCAGAAAAAGAAAAAGAAGAGAGAGAGCAAAGGCTTAACTATTATTATGAATTATGTAAGATAGATAGAAATCCAATAAAACAAAGGAAGTAGTGGATGGAAACAACAACGCTAGAGCAAATTAATGGGTTATCTGAGATAGCAGAATACATGGAAGATGAAGATCTTTCTACTGCTTTAACAATGATTGCAAAATTAATTATTAAACCAGAGATTCCAATTCAAGTTGCAACTGTTGAAATTGTAAGGTTGCAAGCAATTGCTGCTAAACTTTCATTAAAAGCCACCTGGATGGCAAATGTAGATAAACAAAACAGAGCAAAGAAAAATATATATTATACTGCTGCAGAGGCTATTAATAATCTAGTATCCGCACTTAAATATATTACGAGATAGTGTATAATTAATACAATAACAAAGGATGCTAACTAATGGCTAAAAGTTTACTACAACAAGTAATGATTAAACCAGCAAAAAATAACACAGGAATAGACTTACAAGGAATCGTTGATAAAATTGAATCTGGATACATGGTTGGCAAGGTGGATAAATATCAAAAAAAGAAAACCTTTGCACCATCAGGACTATCTTATGGTAGTGGAGAGTGTGCACGATACTGGTATTTAGCCTTTGAAGGTGGTACATTTCAAAATACAGATACGCCATATTCAGTAGCAAATATGAGCAGTGGATCACTATCTCACGATAGAATTCAAGAAGCAATGCTAAAGTCTGGAATTGCAAAAAAGTTTATAGATGACAATGGTAACGAAACAACAGAAGTAAAACTTGTAAACTCTGACCCACCAATTTATGGATTTGCTGATGGAATTATTGAGTGGGATGGCGAAGACATTGTTATTGAAATTAAAACGATGAAAGATGAATCTTTTGAATTTCGTAAAAAGAAAAATGCTGGAGCAAATTATCATATAGTTCAGTTGCTTATTTATATGAAAATATTAAAACTTGCAAAAGGATTATTGATATATGAAAATAAAAATACTCATGAACTTTTTGTAATTCCAATTACTGTTAATGATTATTATAGACAATGGATTGATAATGCTTTTAATTGGATGCGAGAAGTTCGTCAAGCATGGGAAAATAAAACTATTCCAAAAAAGAATTATAGAAATAACTCTAAAGTCTGCAAAGCATGTCCACTACAAAAAGACTGCGCCTTAGCAGAACCTGGAGAGATAAAGATTGCTTCTCTGGAGGAATTGAGTGAAACCATGTGAGTGGTGTGAAAACGAGTTTTTACCCACAGTAACATATCAGATTTATTGTAGTTCAGAATGTAGATCTGAGGCAACAAAAATTAAAATTGCAGAAAAGCAAATAATTAATAAACGCAAAAAAAGATATGGCAAAGAAAGAAAATGTGCTAGAGGGTGTGGAGTAGTTCTTTCTGCATATAACGATTCTAACTATTGCGATAACTGTTCGGTTGATAATAAAAAAGTAAACAAGGCTTTAAAAGAATTAAAGGGATTAATAGACTATGACGACAAACGTTAAACCAGCAAAATTTGTTGCTATTGATGCAAGTACAAACAGTCTTGCCTTTGCATTATTTGAGTTTGGAAAACTTGAGATTGTTGGTAAGATAGCATTTGAAGGAAATAATATTTATCAAAAATGTATTGATGCATCTAAAAAAACAAAGGCTCTTTTAGACTTAGATATGTTCTTAAATTCATCAATTATTATTGAGCATACAGTTTTTATGAATAGCCCTAAGACTGCTGCAGACCTTGCAATGGTACAGGGAGCAATTATAGGTGGGGCTGGTAATGCTGGAGTTGTAGAGGTTGGTAAGGTTTCTCCAATAACCTGGCAAAACTATATTGGCAATAAAGCATTAAGTAAAGAACAAAAATTAGAAATTCGATCAAAAAATCCAGAAAAATCTGATGCCTGGTATAAATCTTTTGAAAGAAATTTTAGAAAACAAAAAACAGTAGACTTAATAGAAATACATTATGATAAAATAATAGATGATTATGATGTTGCAGATGCTTGTGGAATAGGGCACTGGGCTTTAAATAATTGGGACAAGGCGGTATCATGACAGATAGAGTTTCATTTCAATACCCAGAAGAAAAAAATGGGGTTGTTATAAAATTAACTACGTATGTACCAACAAAATGGTTATTATTAGATCGTGAAACTGGACAGGTTTATCAAGGTAATCCAGGAGGTTATTGGGATAGGCTAGACCCAGTTATAAAGGAGATTGACAAAAAATAATATGAGTACTAAACTATATAAAAACGAGGCATGGTTAAGAAAACGGTATATATTGGATAAGAAGTCTGTGCAAGAAATTGCAAAAGAATGTGATACAAGTGCAGAAACAATTTACCTATATCTTGCTAATTATGGATTAAGGAAGTCTAAGCGTGGCTAACGATCTTAGAATTACAGTAGACCAAGTAAATCATCCTGAACACTATACTTCAGACCCTTCTGGCATTGAGTGTATTCAAATTACACGTCATCGTAATTTTAATATTGGAAATGCTTTTAAGTACCTTTGGAGAGCAGGGCTTAAAAATGAAGATAAGCATGTAGAAGATTTAAAGAAAGCAATTTTTTATATTCAAGATGAAATCAGTAGAATTGAAGGAAACTACTAATGTCTTCAGATATTGAAATTATAGAACATCTTGATGAGGTTAACAATGTTGTGGCAGAATATTTAAAAGGCAACGATCCAACTAAAATTTCAAAAGATTTGCAATTGCCAAGAACAAGAGTTGTTGCACACTTAAACGAGTGGAAGGCAATGGTATCTGGTAATGATGCAATTAGATCAAGAGCAAAAGAAGCATTGGCAGCAGCAGATACACACTACGGAAAATTAATTAGCAAATCATATGAAGTTATTGATGAAGCAACAATGAATAATAATCTTAGCGCAAAAACAGCAGCAATTAAACTTGTTTTAGATATTGAATCTAAAAGAATTGATATGTTGCAAAAGGCTGGACTACTAGAAAATAAAGAACTTGCAGAAGAAATGGTTGAAATAGAGAGACGACAAGAAGTTTTGATTGGAATATTAAAAGATATTGCATCAAAGTATCCTAATATTCGTGATGAGATTATGTCTAAGTTATCTGAAATTTCTAAACCAAGTGAGGTAATCACAATTGTCCACGATGTTCAATGATTTTTTAGAAGCATTAGATGATAATCCATTTGAAGAAAACCCAGTTGATACAAAAACATTTGTAGAGTCTTTAGACTATCTTGGACAACCGCCTCTATCAGAAATACAGTATGAGATTGTAGAAGCCATGAGTCAAATCTACAAAAAACAGGATCTTGAAAGAATAATGGGTTCTGTTGAAGGAGCAAGATATTATGACAAATACACAAAAAACGAAATTATTTTACAACTTGGGAAGGGTAGTGGCAAGGACTTCACTTCGACTGTGGCTTGTGCCTATATTGTTTATAAGTTGTTATGTCTTAAAGATCCCGCAAAATACTTTGGTAAACCGTCTGGGGATGCTATCGACCTTATTAATGTCGCTATCAACGCCCAACAAGCAAAAAACGTATTCTTCAAAGGATTCAAGACAAAAATAGAAAGATCTCCCTGGTTTGCAGGAAAGTATAATGCAAAGGTAGACTCAATTGAATTTGATAAAACTATTACAGTTTATTCTGGACACTCTGAGAGAGAGTCTCATGAAGGTTTAAACTTATTACTAGCAGTTCTTGATGAAATTTCGGGTTTTGCTAGTGAAGTTGGAACTGGAAATGAGCAAGGTAAAACAGCAGACAATATTTATAAAGCATTTAGAGGAACGATTGACTCTCGTTTTCCAGACTTAGGAAAAGTTGTTTTACTTTCATTTCCTAGGTATCAAGGAGATTTTATTTCACAAAAATATGATAGTGTAATTGCAGATAAAGAGGTAGTTCATAAAACTCATAAATATATAATTAATCCATTACTTGGGGACACATTAGACAATACGCTAGAAATTG